CATCTGAGGATAATTAACAATGGCTGAACTGAGCGTCCAAAAACCTTTTGCTGCGGGTACGGGAAACTTTACCCCACTCGAGAACCTTGTGCGCTCGGCTCTCGTTCGGGCGGGCAACTTTAGCCCGTCACGCATCGACGGCGAAGTGATGATGATGATGATTGAACTCGCCAACCGAGTGGTCGAGGACGTTCGCCAGCACCCGTATTGGACGGGCGGTGACATCGACTATTACGCTGACATCACCCAAAGTCGCGCCGTACCCGACATGATTATGATTGACGGGCTGACCGCTCACTATTTCATCCAGCAGGGTTCGGAAAAGGCAATGGTATTCCTACAGCTTTACCAAGCTGGCTTAAACAACATTCTTCACGAGCGCTCAAACGGCAACAAAGCGTACACCCGCACCATAACAGACGGCGGCTCAAACAAAGCGTATGCGCCTTTAACCACAGTAAAGGCGTACTAGATGGGTCGCCTCGCTTACTCTCCAATCGCAGTAAAAACGGTCTCGAAAACCTATTATAGTTTTCGGGGTATTGATCGGTCTCGTGACATCACTGCTCTTGAGACTGAGGAGGAGCAAAACTTTTACAACTTGGAAAACTGCTATGTGGATTATCGAGGCCAGCTAATTAGAGACCCCGCTTTCTTCAAATACAGCCGATCAAACAACTTCCCCATTAAGGCTCTCCGCTTCTACAGCCGAGAGGGCGTTGTCTACGCCGAGACAGACGCAGCCGCCACACACTTACGATCTGACCGCGACCACGTAGTTGTAAGCGCGTACGAAAAGGACGCCATTGTCCACATGACCAACTTCAAGGGTCAAGTGCATATCTTTTCTGGCGACACCAAGATGTATAAGTATGACGGGTTTCAATTCTCGACATCCACCGCATCAATAAAACCAGCCTTCGGCGTTCCCATACAGCGCCGCCTTGCGGTCGCGGGATTTAAAGACAGGCCAACAGTAATCGAGTTCAGCCGCGTCGATGCTCCTGACATTTTCCTTGAAGAAGAAGCCACCACTGACGAAGTAACACGGGCCGCCTTTATCGACATCTCGAACTTGATAGGCACCGCCGACCAGATTATTGGGTTAGGCACATTTGAGGCCAACCGCCTTGCCGTGTTCACGCAAGACCAAACGCTCGTTTACATCATCGACCCCAGCTTCGAGGAATGGCAGCTAGACAGCCGAGCCAACCTTCGTATCGGGTGCATCTCACACGGCACGATCATTAACGCTGGCTCCGACCTTCTGTTCTGTTCTCGCAGAGGTATTCACTCGATTATGCGTAACGAGACAAACGGGATCACCATTGCAGAGGCATCTCTATCTGACGAGATCGAGCCGCTGTATCAAGAACTCGTAAGGTCAACGCCTGATCCGCGAACGATCTCGGCAGTTTTTGACCAAGACGAGCAGGCTTATCATGTCTTTTTCCCACGAGCGGGCGGCAAACTTACACAGCGCCTCTCGATGAACTTCCGCTCGGGATACGAGATGGTAAACTTCCAGCTTGGCGATACGCTCCTTCCGAGGTGTGGTTCGTTCTTGGGAGGTCGCCTTGTTTTCGGAACTTCGGATGGTGTTTATGAAAGCACTAGACGAACATTCGATCAAGAAACTGGGTTAGCTGATCTCCGCCGTTCGCAAATGGTAGCCGAAACACCCGTCCTCTGGCTTGGTGACTTCATCGGCACAAAGCGCACCCACTCATTTGTAGTGCAAGCAACTGGTACGGGCAGCTTCTTTATCGATTTTACCGATGAGGAAGGTCGCGACATGCACTCTCTCGAAGTCGTGCTCGACCGTTTAGAGGGCGACAAAAGATGGGGTGATGCTCCCCTCAAGCATGACTACACTTACCCGTTTAACCATACTTTCCGAGGCGTACGAATGCGTTTTCGGACGGAAGAAAAAGATGTGGACACAGACCTGACGGTCATTTCGTTTGCATTTCTAATGCACAAGGAGAAATAGAATGGCTCGTCTCAAGGTACTGTACCCTGGAAATCATACATCAAGCGGCAACATCGGGGCCGATGTGGAGAACATTGTTCGTTATCTCAACGCCGCAGAGCTTGGCGACAACACGCTTGCCGAGCTAGTCAAAATACTGTTCGACAGCACGGGCAAGCTAATCGCTCCCGTCGAGCTTCGGAACGACAGCATTGCGGGTCTGCAATACAGAGTGGGAACGTACACTGAAAGCGAGACGGGCTGGACGGGCTTGGCAACGGTTGCTGAATTGCGCGGCACATCGGGCCTAGACTTAGGAACAATCGGAGCACCCCTGTTTTCGGCACGGGTGGATCACGTTGTCAACGCCACTATCAGCGGCTCAATACCCTACCCAACGGGCACCACAGCGTTCTCGTTCGCCCATGACGCAACAGACGCTATTGTTGTGTATATCAACGGCGCTCTACAAGCGACAACGACCTTCTCGAACAGCTCAACAGCGAACACGGTTACGCTGGGTTCGGCGACATCCGCGGGCGATATTATAACTATCTATAAAGTCCAAGCGTCAAACAACAGTGGCTTCACACGAACAGAGATTACATCTTCTGCTTCACAGGCTGTATTCCCTTTCGTTCACACGGACACGCAGGCTATTCTCGTATATCGAAATGGCGTCCTGCAACGAGAAGGTGGTAGTAACGACTATACTCAACAGGCCAGCGGCAACACTATCACGTTCACTTCGGGGATGTCGGTAAACGATATTATCACCTTTATGATCGTTGAGGATACGGCACAAGTTCGTGTCGCTGGCTTGATGACCGAAGACAAATTCACGAACACTAGCGGCTTAATTCCGTTCGCAAGGCTTGCTGTAACTGACAATGAAATCCCCCAAGCTAAGGTCAGTGGCATCTCAACCCTCCTTGCTAACAGAGGCCGCGTCTACGTGTCCGCCTCGCAGCCTTCGACTGCAAACTCTGGCGACATGTGGGTGGACACATCAAGTAATCCCAACGTCCTAAAGTTTTATAACGGTACGGGCTGGCTACTGACCTCACCAGACACAGGCATCCCAGCCTTCGCGACCTCCAATGCCTTGCAGTTCCTTCGTGTCAATTCGACAGGCGGCGGCTTGGAGTTCAGCAATGTTGACCAAACCGCTTTGGTTCCCAAAACCTATATGGGAGCAGCGGACGGCGTTGCTGGCCTCGACAGCACAGGTAAACTTCCTGTTGCCCAGCTACCCGATACCTTTGCAACTCGCTCGTTTTACTTTCAAGCCTCTGGCTCGATAGCTAACGGAGTGAAGAAAGTAACTCGTGCCTTTAAGCAGAACATACGGATTGATGCGGTAGCCGTTAAGTCAACCTCGGGAACTTGCAACATTCAGCTTCGCGTCAACGGCACCAACGCTGGCGATGTGATTTCTGTATCTTCAACGCTTGCCGAGCAGAACCTCTCGGCGTCAATCGCTGTAGACGCGACCACCGCCTCACGAGAGATCGGTTTCGAAATAACATCGCAAAGCTCGCTCACTGATATCGAAGTAACCTTGGCCTGCGTCATCACAAATGTCTGATAAGGGAAGTTAAACATGGATAAGCGTTTCAACCCTGCGGGAACGTGGGACCAAAACCCCGAGGCCGAGGCCGCAGGTATCGAGCGAGCCAAGCAAGGTGGCGGGCAAACTCTCGAGATGCCCGCTTATCAAAGCAACGCTCCCGAGACATCCTTGCGCCCTCGCCTCCGACCAGAAGACCCAGAAATGTCGAGTACCACAGGCATGATGGGCACGGACGCTCAAGGGAACCTTATGGAGTACGGCATCGAGCCTGACGTTATGATGGCGAATATGGGCAATGACGGCACACAGTCTGTTCTAATAAACGACCCCGAGCTTGAGATGCTAAGATCAATGCTGCCACCTCCGCCCGACCAAAAGCCCTCTCTCGATTATATAGCCCCCGAGGACGAGACGCTTGGCTCCTTTAGAAACATGGATATCAAAACCCTTTACCCTGTGGCGTATCGCGATACGAGCGGCAATGATGTCGGCTCGGCTGGCCCGATGGCAACTTCTGGGTTGCACTATATAGACACTCGCGGAAACGGCGACAGATCAATGTCAGGCGACGAAATCCCGACACACCTTCAAAGGCTACAGGACACGCAGGAGAGCTTCGTATCCTCCCAGATGTTCCTAGCGGCGATGGATCAAATGCGAGCGCAGCTACCCAAGGAAGCGGTCTTGCGAGGCTCAATGTTCGGAGAGCAAGGCGATGACGGCCTGTTCCACCTATTCGTGGGTGACGATGACACTGGCTACACTGAGATGACTTACGCCAAAGGCGAAGAGGGCATTAGCGACGCTCGCCTCGACGCTCGCAGAGCGCTTAATTACGCGAGCCAGATGGCGGACTACGATATGGACGGCGGCTTTATGGGGCGCGTAGCGATGGCTCATACTTACAATGGCTACGAGGACAGCGACCTCGAAAGAATGCAGGCAGACTTAGCAAGAGAAGCACAAGAGACCGTGTTACGTGACGGCTCGATGGGCAACCCCAACGTGGGCGCAAACATTGCTGCCATTCTCGAGCAGTCGGAAAAAATCGAGGACGAGCAGAAGCGGCGCGGCGGCAAGAAAGAAGCCCGAGGCTTCGACTACTCGGCTCGCGTCCTCTCTCGAGAAATGTCCGAGAAGGCAAAGGGAGCGTGGAGTGCCTTTGCAGAAACCGCTGTGCCAGCGATTAACGATTTTGTCTCAGGAGCCACGTCTGTCGGTATGGAACTAGACAGCTATTTTGGAACGGAAGACATGACGGCGTTTCCGAAGATCAACCCGTCCGAGAAAGCAAGAGGACTTTAATGGGACGACCCCACCCATCAATATCGCATACATTGACCGCAGATAGAGGAGGCCGACATGGCTTTTAGCGCACAAATTTTTGGCCCGAACACGGGCATCTCGATTGCAAACCGCAAAGAAGCTGCCACTCTGGGCGTCAAGGCAGCGAGCCAAGGCCGAGGCGGAGACAAGTACAGCATAAAAGCCACACCGTTTACCGCGAACCTTCTCAGGAATATGGGTGGCGCGAGCAGCTTCAACCCCGAGACGGGCGAGATGGAGTTCATCTTTGGGTATGACAGTATCGGCGATATGTTTGACGGTGGTGGCCCAGGGGCTTCATCCCCAGACCAGAACAACAAATCATACGACAACGACAACATTGCTGGCAATGAAGTCACAGGCATAGCCGCCGCATCCAACAGGGCAGCGGGCAACGCCGCCACGAATGCCGCAACTGGAAACGACAGCGACGATAGGGTGGTAAACGTACCAGAGGTTCCGCAAGACATGGGAGCCTCGTGGAAACCCGATTGGATGGACGGCGGCGGCAAAGGTAAAAGCGGTTCGACATTTAGTACCGAAGGATATTTCACGCCTACCAACAATTATGTTGACCCGTACGATCCAGAAGAAAATACAACAGGCGGCGTCAACAATGACGGCATGGGCGGCGCAGACGGTAAAGGCAATGCTGGCAACTTCATCTCAAACATCTCAAACACGCTTGGCGGCAACTGGCGAGACAGTGAAGATTACTATGATGGCGGCGGTACTGGTAAGTCGGGAGATTACTTCATCGGCGGTGGGCTGGCGGGCGCTGTCGGCAATATGATGGGCGGCCCAAAAGGCGGAGACGACGAAGGCAACGTGAAAACGGGTAGGCTTTCGGATGATGTGCGAGCACTTGTCTCAACGCCAGAAGCCAAAAATAAAGGCTTAAAGGCTGATGATGATTACGTCACATATACCAACGGCGTGAACTACAGTGGTCAGATTGGTGCACAATATTTTGTCAACGGTAAGCCCGTATCAAGTCTTGCCGACTTCCAAGAGGGAATGAACCAAGGCGGCGACGACACCCCTAATCAAAGGTACGCAAGATACAGAAACTATAACGCGCCGCCTGCTACGTCTGGGGGTGGGTCAGCGCCTACAGATGATTATTCCATTAGGTATAACGAAATGGAGCCAAGCGAAGCCACGGCTGCTATCAACGCTGAGATCACAGCGCTTCAAACCCAGATAGACGCGATTTCTAATTCGGAAAGCGGCGAGGACACATCAGTTATAGAAGCCGAGATTGCCTCGCTACGCGAGCAGCTTTTGACTTATGGCGTTTCAGTAGAAGACACCTCGGGTGTAACTATGGTCGATCCTAGTTCTGGCGGCGGCTTTGTTAGACGGCCCGTTATAGACCGTGAAACAGGTGAGACACGATACGTCGAGGTTCCGCTGTCTGTAGACAGTGGGCAGGACAACTTCAGAAACGAGCGGCGTAGCGGCTTCGGCAGCACATTGTATGCCTAAAAGGATATCGTAGACATGAGTGTATTTAATACAGGAATGGCGGTGCTCACTGGCTTGAATATGATCAAGTCAAACGAGCGAGCCAACACAGCATCTAACGAGCAGTCGGCACTCACCGCTGCCGAGATCGCTCGTAACGAGCGGGTCATGTCACTTTACGACAGTGGCTCTAAAGAAATGCGGGCAGCGATTGAAGCCGCTTACGAGAACTTCGGCGGCTTCGACCAGATAAGCGCAGACCAGTTTGACAGTATGCGCGGCATGTTCTCGAACGCTCGTGAGCTTGAAGAGTTACAAAACGCCTCGCAGGTTGTTGACCGCTCGACGGGCTATCAAACCACGCTCATCAATGACGAGAGCAGGTTTCGAAACAACGCAAGCTCTCGTTACAACCAAGGCCGATCAGAGCAAGACGAGATGATCGCTCGCTTTGCTGATCTCCGCAACCAAAACACAGACAGAGCAGTGGCAGAAGCTCGCGCTCGAGCGAGTGCCAAGATACCCGAAGGTTTGGAGAACTCGACATACGCTATCCAGATGGAGAAAAGCCTCACTGACATGGAGGCCCAAGCATACAACCAGAACTTAATTGATGCGATGTCTGACGCTCAGACCTACATCAAAGGCAACCTCGACTACAGCACCTCTCGCTCGGGCGATGACATTGCGGGCGGACGCTACGGGATGGAGTTTGCGGACGGCAAGATCGGCATGTATGGCGGCGCAATAAACGACATTAAAAACCTGCAAGGCATGAGAAACAACACGTACCTAAACGATTACGTGACGGGCCTCGACACAATGAATAACACAAGCTCTGTGTTCCGAGACTACGCCATTAGCAAAGGCAACGAAGCCGCTGGAACTTACAAGTTTGCCGCAGATGGCGCGAACTTAGCGGGCTTCGGCACCGCGCTGACATCAGCAAATAGTGCGAGCGACCGAATGGCTACCGCCGCTGATAACGCTGGCAGCGCGTTCGGCACTTGGCTCGACAGGGCTACCGATTACAACCCGATCACGGGCGCAACAAATAAATAGGAGAGCGTTATGGCTCTAGCACTCGGCGGTTTTACAAACGCCTTCGTCGGCGCAGATGAGAAACGCAAAGATCGCCGCGCACAGAACGCACAGCTTTATGCAGAATGGATAAGGGCAAATCCAGACGCGAGCGTTGCAGAGCGTAAGGAATATTACGGCAACCTTGCGGGCAACAGTCGCGGGCTACAGTCGGGCATTCCGACCGAAGAAACGATGAAGCGCCAAGTCAAAAAGTACAGAGACGCAAAAGCGAAGCAGGACGCAGCGGCAGCGCAGGCAGCAAAGCGTCAAAAAGCACAGGACGCTCGCCAAAGCCTTACAGACATCATTAGCTTGGGTGACGCTATGGCAGGCATGTACGGCACCAAAGACGAAGAAATAGCCGCCTTCAAAGCCCAGATGAACTCTTATGGGCTAGTTGACGAAAAGATGTTTGGCGCGGTTTACAAGCGGGCTGGCGACAAGGCTTGGGGTGATTGGCAGGAGAACAACGCTCGCGTAATTGACGACTACCTCAGAAACCCATCCAAAGGCGCGTTCGAGAGCCTCAACACAAAAGCTGGCATATGGGGCGCTAAGTTCACCAACCAGTTCAAGGGCGCGTATGTGCGGCAGGACAAAAAGAATGAAGGCATCGTTCTCGCCGAAGTGACAAAAATTCTGACGGCACCAAACCAAACTCAGGCGGGCGCGGACGTAGGAATAGAGGCAATCGCGAACCAATATCCAGATGCTTACGAGGCGTTAAGGGTGAGCGGCGCGTTTGGAACACCCAAGGCCGTTCTTTCTACAACGATTTCTGATGCGGCAGAAGCCGCGACAAATAAAGCGTCAAGGTATGCCTTCAACGCCGCAAAAAACATCAAGACCCTCGAGGATTGGCAAACGGCAAGGGCGTCATTCCTTCTCGAATTTCCTGACCAAAATCAGGATGGGGATGTCGCTTGGCTCGATGACGCATATAATCGAGTGCAAGCTAATATCGAGGGCAGCGAAGACGCGCTCGCGAAAGACTACATGAGCCGACTTGAGAAGGCTGCTCAAACCATGTCGCCAGCAGCCTATGAAGAATTTAAAACTACACTGTTGCGTGAGGCAGGCGATGAAGGGGTGAGAGGCAGGATAAGAATTAACAGCTCCAACGAAATAAACGCTGGAATAGAGCAAGACAGGCTCGACAAACTCAAGACCGAAGATGATGCGAGATTTACTCAACTAGCAAACGAAATCGCGGCAAGTGCCACAACGCAACCCGAGTACGACAGAGCCATCAGCGCTTTGAAAGACACCTTCAAAGGCAGCCCAGTTGCTTTGCAGTTCGACACGACAACAGCGGACGCAAATATCGCGACAAGATTGAGCGAGTTGAAGACGATACAAGAAGAGGAAGTAGCCCGAAATGTTGCGGTCGCTGTGGAAGAAGGCGAACTTATGCCATCTGCCCAAGCGGGAATGAGCAAGGAAGACGCGGTTGCGGCATTCGAGGCGAAGATGGAGGCAACTCTGAAAACAGATGTCACCCTTACCCCCGAACAAAAAGCTCGTATTACGGATAGGTACGCTGTCACTATGGGTGAGTTAATGGCTACCATCACGCAGGCCGCAAACAAATCTGAGAATGCAAACTTTGACTTTGCAGGCGCGGCTGACGCTGGCAGAGAGGAGTTCTTGAAAAAGTTTGAGCGCGACCTGACGGCACTGGGGATCACCATTAGCCCCGCCAAGAAAGCAGAGTACACAGCTCTTGCGAACGGAGGCTTCGACGCAGCTTTCGAGAAGGCTCGCAGGGCAATCAACGCCCGAGAAAACGAAACAATCGCCGAAGTCATAGCGAAGGTTGAGGCGGGTAATCGCTCCCTAATTCCGATGGATACTAATGCCGAAATATTCGAACCCATCCTAATGATACCCAGCATACTTGGAGACCTCGACAAAGATAAGGTCGCGGTAGTGGGCGCTCAAGTTACTTCTGACGTTCGCAACGAAATCCAAAGTGTCTTTAATACCCTTGGCCTGCCAGCCACGAACGAGCTTATAATGGACGTTATGAACGAGTTGTTACTGGGCCAAAAGGAAACCGAAGAAGGGTTAGAAGTAATCCCGTTGTATAACAAAGATAGCGGCACAAACTTGGAGGTTGTGAGGGACGCGGTGTACGCGAGCCTTATGGATATGGAAGGCGGGCTACTCATGGGTGAGTACGGCGGCATCGAGCAGTCGGCATTCTTGGCGGCTATGCGTGAGACGGGAATTGTTACATTCAAGGACATGGATGTGAAGGACAGAGCGGAGGACTTGGCAGCGTTCAAGGCGCAATACCAACTCAATCGTAGAGCGTACGTCAACAGCCAATACAACGTGGTTGATCCAGCTTACACCGATGCCGCCGAACGATCTGGTGTACTTGCTAATCGTGTAAGCACTGTGCTTGACGTTAATGGTCGGGTAGCGTCTGCCGACTTTAGCCAGCATCCGAGCCTTTCTGCTCTCGAGCCTATCTTCACTGGCGCATTGGGAAAGATTGACGCTGCGATACGCAAACTTAGCACGGCGAATAACTTACCAAACGTCGATGTGCCAAACTTCACGAAGCTCGCCATTTACCAAGAGCTACTGCAAGAGATCAACGGCAGCGGTGAGGCTCGTCAGCTTACGAGAGCGCTGCATGGCGAGATGTTGGAGCTACAGCGAGAGATCGGCAATTTGCGGCAGGCTGGCGCTGACGATATGTATGGCAAAGGCGCGAGCGCCGAGCAAATGAGATCAACGATCAATGGCAACGTCCAAGCCCTTCAAGGTCAATTAGCCTACCTCGAAGAAATAAGGGCGGGGATTGAGGGCTATGTGAATGACGCTGAAATGCAAGTGGCCTCGCTTACTGAGCTAGAAGATAAACGCATAGCGGAAGACGAGAAGGTCGAGGCCGAACGCATCCAAGGAGTTGTAACAGAATGGAATAGAATTACACCGCCCAACGGTATCAAGAAGACGCCAACGCAGGCATACAAGGACGCTACGGGATTATCTGCCGATGATAATGTCCAAGCCTATCGGGATTGGTTGGAAGGCGACCTACAAAGACAAATACAAAACCGCGAGGCTGTTCGCCAACTCGAAGAGGCGACCAGCGGTGGGGTGGGCAATCCACCACCGACAGCGCCACCAGAAACAGCATTTCAAACACCAACAAGCGCTGCGGCTGCTGTTGCAGAAACACTGAACCTGCCACCCAACGGCGAAGTAAGAACCGTTGGCCCTGATCCCGTAGCTGCGATAAAGCGTCTGTTTACCAGCGGAGATGATGAGCAGCCCGATGCTGACGACCAGTTGCAAATGAGGGGATGGATAAGAGATAATGCGGCAACCGTAGCCGCAGAGCTTGGGTACACAGGCGACAGCGCGAGGAGACAGCTTATAAACGCATTGCAAACTAACGATCCTGCGCTTCTCGAGCTTTGGGAGCAGGAAAAGTCATCTCAATAAGGACGACCTAAGAGGGTGCTCCGAGTAATCTGCCGAGATCAGGTTAAATGGAGTACCCGATACAATGTCCGACATCTCGAGCTTTCTTAAAACTATTAAGACACACAACGCTAACAAAACATTTGATAGCGTATCTGGCTACGACAATCTTTTTGGCAGCGACCTTATTAAAAACAGGGACTTCCAGAAAGACATCCGTGCGTATTACGCAAGCCAAGGCAAGTCATTTTCTTCCACGAGCGAGATGCTGGACGAGTGGTACTCTGATCGACGCTGGATCGACAGCAACTTCGGTGCGGCTGGCTATGACATGGGCAAGTACAAAATGGGCAGTGAGGCCGACAAGGCAACTCACACCCGTCTTGCAGCAGCATGGCAGCGAGCGCCCTCACGAGGCACTATCTGGGATCAACTCGGAGACTACGGCGGAGCGATAATCGCCGATCCAATTAACTTTGTCCCGTACGCTGGCGTTGCCAGCAAGCTCTCGAAGGTTGGCAAAGTAGCACAGGCTGCTCGAGCGTCAGGACAGTCTCGAAAGGCTGCCCGAGTTGCGGGTCTGTATCAAGGCGCAAAAGAAGGCGCATTGATCGAGGGCACTATCGGCGCTGGTCTCGGCGCTGGCTTCGACAGGCTCCAACAGTCTCGTGAAATCCAGCAAGGACTGCGCGAAGAATTTGACGACACGCAAACGGGGAAAGCCGCGGCTATCGAAGCGGGTGTCGGGAGCGTTCTCGGCGGCGTAATCGGTAGGTTCGCTTCGGGCAGTCAGGCTGATGCAGCCTTAAACTGGCGCAACAATTCCCGCCTCGCATCTACAATCGACGCCCGACTGTTAGAGCTAGGCCGCATGGAAGCCGACCTTCAAGCCAAGGTTGCCGATGACACCCTCTTAGCTCGCCGCGCCGAGTTTAAAGATGATCTCGCAGACGCGCAGGCCGAGCGAGCCGACATAGAAATGCACGTCAGGGAAGTTGAGGGCGACCAAAACGCGCTTGACGAGCTTGGCGAAAAAATAGCCAACGCTGATAAGACGGGTGAAGACAAGGTGGCCTTGCAGGCTGAGTTCCAAACTCGCCTAGTTGATGTCGAGAAAAAACTTGATAGCCAGTTCTGGACTGCCAACACACGCAACGCTCCGCCCGCAGCGGCGGCAACCCCTCCCCCCAACACGGGCGGCTCGAGCACTAACACGGGCGGCTCGGGAACCAACGCGGGTGGAACGAGCGCTAACAACCCAAGCATGGCTCGTCACGAGAAGGAAGGCGCAAAATCTACGCAGTACGACAGTGACGGCAACGGCACTATGAAGGACTTGAGTGACGAGCAAGTTGCTGCACAGCAAGCCGCCTACCAATCTGTCCACGGCGAGGAAGCCGCTCGCATGTGGCGCAGAGGGTTTGACGCGACAAGGGCTGCCGCTCGAGGCGCAAGCAGCACCCCCGATCCCAATGCCGCCACGGGCGCAGGCAACAAGACAGCGGACGACACTGACACCAACGCCAAACCTGATGATGATGAAGTATCAGACGCGGACATGGATGATGATGTCGGCGCGGACGCTGGAACCACACCGCCAGCCGACCCACCTAAAGAGCCCGCAAGCCCCGAGAGGGCAGCGGCGTACAAGCGCTTCGTTGAGTTTGAAATCCCTGATGGCGATGGCACCGCAACGTACACGACTGCGATTACGAAAAAGGCCGCAGGCAAGACTAAGAAAGACGCGCCTCATAAGTGGGTTAAGTCTCTCGACGAAATGCGAGCGCGTTACGCAGCAACAATAGAGAAGCTGAATAAAGAAAACGGCACAAGCCTCAAGCCAATTACTGACGATGAGATCGGCAGGCTGATCGATGCGGGTGAGATTGACATAACTAAAGCGGGCGCTCTGTCCGCAAAAGGCAGGCAACAGGTTCGCCAGTGGGCATCATCTCGTCTCGGCGCTCCCGAAAAGCAGTTCGTTCCCAACTTGTCATCTGCAAAACCAACCGCAAAGCCAAAGGCTGCAAGCGCTGACACTGACACTCCTGACGTTGATGTGGATGACACTCCTGACCTTGACGTTGAAACGCCCCCGCCTTCGGATGTAAACGCGGACAACAGGGGTACTAACGAAACCAAGGCCGAGCTTTTTGTAAGGCGGATTGGCGCTGAAATACCTGACAATGAAGGCAGCGCCGCCGACATTATCTTTAGCGTCAAGCCCGAGACACAAGACAAGAAGATGGCGAAACTCCGCAATCGTCTTGCGATATATGCAAAGAATGCGGAAGAGTTCGGTGACTACCCGCCTCTTACCGAGGACGACATTGGTAAGCTAATCAAAGGCGGTCAAATTAAGCTGACCGATGACGGGCGCATTACCACAAATGGCTTTGAAAAAATCATGGAGATCGCCTCGGCTCGTGGCGGTGAGAAGAAACAATACCAGAGCAGCAAGCGCAAAACCGTAACGGAGGTTGAGGACAGCGAAGCGGCAAGACGGCAGGCTTATCTTGACGGCAGAACTCCAGAGCAAGCGGCGGGTGACAAGGCTGTCAGTGATGTTGCGGACAACATATTTATGGACATCATCGAGGCATCAGCTTCGAGCAAACGCTACCTCGGCGCAGACAGGAAAATACTAATCAACAAGTATCTCGTGGCCTACAAGGACGAGGTAACGGACGAAGTATATGCTGCCATCAAGCGCCGCATAAATAGCTGGGATAAGGTACGCAAGACAGTCAAAGCGGACGAAAGCGCAGAAGAAATCAAGCGCATCAAATCCGAAGACCTTGTTCTGAACCGCGAGGCCGACCTAGCCAGTTCGCAAAAGTCCTCGGGCGGCAACCGCGTGGGTGGCTCGACAGCCAAGGCAGGCGCAGCGCTCGAGAATGATCCTGTGGGTGGTCGTGTATTCAAAACGTACGTCAACAGCAAGGGCGAGCGGAAAGTAAGCAGTAAGATATCCAGCCTGTTCAGAAGGGGCTTGGACATTGGTGACGGGTTTACCGTGACCGATGGTGTCCGTGACTTAGACCCTCGCTCGTTCAACAAACAGCAGGTTCTCGCTCTCGCAATTAAAGATGCTGGGCTCAAGGTTCAGAAGGCCGTTTACCGCTTCACCTCGCAAGGCGGCGAGCAAGCAGTGGGCATCAAGAGCGGCAAGGTCGGCGTGATGGGTAAGGCTACCAAAGGCGACATGCTCTTTGGTGTACCTATTAAGACCAAATCAGGATGGACGATAAAGGTTTTTGCCACCGAAGAATTGGCAATGAAGGCTCAGTTCGGCCCAGCTTGGGCGGGCAAGACTACAGACAGCCCGCCAGTTAAGCCCGAGAAGATGTTTGCCAATGCAGACGAAGCAGAAGCCGCACTCGAGGCAGCCCAGAAAAGGTATGAGGGTGACGGCGACTTGGACGGTGGGCACGGCGACCTCGACAAGTACCTGCGCGAGAAGCGCCGCATTAACGCTCGCACCCCCAAGCCCGAGCCTGTTGTGGAGGTCAAGCCTAACGGCAAGCCGAAGTCCAAGGTCAAAGGGTTCGTGTCTCGAGATGGCAAGATAGCAGTCTTGATCCGCCGTGTGCTAAATGAAGCCACCGACGATGGCAGCCCGCCCAAAGACAATGTTCGTATGGCGAGCGCATACCAAGTCAAGAACAACAAGTCCCTTGACGATATCCTTGGCGGCAAAGACGCCGACGATTGGTACATTGGGTACATACCAGAGACAATCAACGGTAAGCCAGCCCGTCAGCAGAAGACTGATGTTCAAACATTGCTCGCTAACTTCGACCCGCTAAACGATAACAACCTGCTCGACGGTGCGGTACGCGCTGACCTTCCCGAAGCTCCGCCCCCGATGGTTGATTACGCACAAGATGGCTATAACACCCAGCTAAAACTAAGCGAGTTGGCGGAAGAGGAGCCCGATTTATTTGACCGCCTGCACAATGCAATGATGCTTGTGAGAAACAACAATAATGTTCGCCGCCCAGAGCAAGCGTATCAGTTCGATCCAAACACACCCTATCCAACTCAGGGCATATCGAACAATAAAGATGTCCTTAAGACCCAGACCATAAACATAGTGCAGTTATGGACTGTCCTTCAAAGGCTCGAGAGCGACCATTGGGTCAATAAGTTCACGAGCGTTAATGGTGACGTAATTGAAATCCCGATCCAAACGCGGATCAAAGCCTTAACGGGCTTGTACTCTATTATCGACAAGATGGCTCCGAGCGGCATCAAGTTGCCTAACGACAAGGTGGATGCGTCAAGGGCCAGCCTTAACAAGATCACTCGGCACTTGAGCGATGTGGAAACAAAAGAAATTAACCGCTTGTTTGACACCGTTATTCAAGACGGGGACGTTGCCCCAAATTTTGTAGACACCACAGGAACGGCCAACCAATCGTATCAGGCCGTCCACTCCGTTTTGAACAAAACAAACTCTATCAACCTTGACATGAAAGGCAGAAGGAACCCAGGTGTTGCGGTTCTTCCTAATGGAGATCGAGGCGGCATGTCGGGAACCTTCCTTGTTATGCACGAGATGGGCCATTGGGCTTACAGAAATCTGATGAATGCCGACATGAAGCTCGAGTTCTGGCAGCAGATGGATAAGTATTACGCAGCAAACGGTACGTTTAATGGCGGTGGCAAAGACGCCTACGGTCGCACTGTGGTCGAGCAACGCACCCCATTTATTAAAGTGACTAACCCCGAAGACGAACTTTTCGGGGCGGAAATAGGCGCGTTTAACGGGGCCGAAAGCCCGCAAGAAATGTTTGCCAACCAGTTCGCTTTATACATGCAGAGAAGGCATGACGCGGTTTACTTCCCCCAGAATAAAAAGCTCTGGAATAAAGTCACAAAGCTAGTCAAAATGCTTTGGTCTTACATGAGCGGAAAAAAAGTACACGATCTTGAGCTAGAACCGCTCTTCGATAAAATGATTGTGAGCCGCAAGGAAGCCAAGCGCGTCAAGTTCCACATGCCTGTGGACGGCTCGACACGTTTAGGCCAAGCAATACGGATGCGCTTTGTCCAGTTGAATGACGCGCATCAAGAGTACAGACAAATCATGGGTCAAGACGAGAGCGTGAGAGACCCACAGATGGCAGCCGAGGCGATGCTTAAAGTGGCTCACGAGTTTCACGGAATGGCGAACACGATAAAGGACAACAAGATATCTGCTTTCAAGAAGCAGGAAGAGTATCGCACCACCACTGGCCCGTTCCAAGCAACCAAGAAGTTCAACAGAAAGATGAAGGCGGCAGCCGACACTCTCTCGAAGATGCTTTATAAAGAGAACCAGTACGTCAACCAAAAGGGTGATGGCGTCATCGAGGGCCAAGCCTTTCGAGAGGGCTTCGACACAGAGATGGTTGCGTTCTACGAGAGCGATCTTGAGGTCTTAATCAACAACGTGCTCGACAGCTTGAACGAGAAATTCATGGATATTGAGGGTGGCGATCTTCCCGAGTACCGCCTGTCAGACGAAGTTCTCGATCTCCGAAAGAGCAACAACTTCACGCCCGAAGTTCTAAAGAAAAAGGTAAACTTCAAAAAGGTAATTCAAAACGCCAACCGCAAGCGAGCCGCTTACTTTAAGGCCGCTCGGGAGATCATGTCTGGTTCGGCTAAAGCCAACGCCATCATGTCTCAGGCGGACATTAAGAAGTTCAACGATGCGAACATCAACTACGAGACCGCAAGCATGGGCGAACTTCTCGATGCTTACTTGCGTAATATCGTTGCCGATGGCGTTGATAAAAAGAAACAGACAGTCGGCGTACCGTCAGCGCTGGGTAAAAAGCTGCACCGCAGGGTCAACCAGATAATCAATGGCGAAGACACCATCGACATGTCTGACGCAAACATCTCGGAAGCGCAGCAGCGTTACGGAGGAATGGACAAGTATGCGCTTACGGCGGCGCTCGCGAAGGCTACCACAACAAAAACAAAGAAGGCCAAGGCCGACCGCGATTTTATACGGGTAGAAGTCAAGCGCCGCAGAGCTTCCAATGATCAAGCTGACTTTATGGAGGTGGCAAAATCGCCCACTATCAGCAAAGCTGTTGATGTCGAGCAGCGTCAAAATGTTGGCAGCGGAACGGAAGACGGTGTGCCAGCAAACGCTAATGTTGCAATGCGTACATTCTTGAGCCAGATCAACCATCGGAACGAGGACACGACATACGCGGCTCGCACCATTGCGGCTCGCCTCGCTCGTCTGGGTGTGGACTTACCGCCGTCAAAAGCTGACGAGGGATGGAACGGGTTTGTCAAAGAGTTGCGAGGCGTTGCATCCAACGTAAGCAAGTCCGAAGACATCACGCAAAGTATGCAGTACATCGGCAAATCTCTTTATAACACGTCTGTTGTTACCGATGCCAACCGCGTGTTGATAGACAAGTACGCTCGTCAGTCAGGCGTACCAGCAGACACATTGCTCGGCAGAATTTTTGCTGATTGGGTCGATGACGATGGCGTCGAGACCGACTTCCGCAAGATGATGGACACAATGGAAGGCGACGATATCCCGAAGTTTGATGACTTCACCCTGTCACTGTCAGAGGAAATGATGGAGGCCGCCTCATACATCCTGCATGGGATTGTCGCCAAGCCTGCCGCAAGACGCCGCTTTCCCGTGCCGTTTGTTCGCTCAGTATTCGGGGGGAAAGAAGGCGCAAAGATCACGAATGCGTCTGCGGCGGATACCTACGGCAAAGAGGTTCCTTCCGAGCTTGCTACTAGCTACGCAAGCACTGTCGTATCGCGCATGAACCCTGCACAAATAGATGCGGTTAGGAACTTCACAGGCGGAAACGTCAGTGTCTATTACAAAAGTAAACGAGCGCCATCAGAAATCATGGGAGATGGCGTTTACGTTGACGAGCTACCTGTCGATCATATCCACCGCAGAACAGGCGAGATGGTTGCCGCCCTCCCAGATGACAAGAAGGCAATAGCCACCGAGTTGCTTGAAACGCTTGGAGATGTACGCGCCAAGATGGGGCAAGGCGGAGACCGCTTTGTCTTACGGGCAATGGATGACGATATATCCGAGCAGCTTGAAGAAATGGGCATCACTGACATCACATCTGTCGAGCCCGTGTTTATCTCGGACAAGAACCCAATCATCTTCCCGAGAGAGACCAGCAAGAATACGCCCGCAGTACAGTCAATTCTCAATGCGTTACGCCGACACGTAGCGGAGAACGGCGGAAACATAGACGTGGATCAAGCCGCGCTCGTTTTGCAGGGCGTAATGCCGTCCTCCAAAATGTATTCGATGCTTTCTGAAATAGCGGGTGGCCCGAGGCATATCCAGCGCATTCTGCGCGAGCAGGGCTACTCGAGTGTTGCGGTTGACGGCGAGCGAGTAATGCTGAACCCGTCAGATATACGCTCGATCAAAGCGTCAATGTTCGATGAGGCTGATCCGCTTCTCGGCGGTGGCAATGATGAAGTCAACGTAAACTCAATGCTGATTAACTCAATAACAGAGGACACGTCAGACAACATGGCTGTCGCGGCTGCACGAGTTCTCGAGGCGGGCGGTGTGCCACCCCGCACACTCGATCAGATGATTGCAGCAGCCAACGGGCGCAACATCGGCGAAGACGGCAAGGACATAATCAGAAAGTCTAACGTCTGGAACCCGCTCAAAACCAACAGCGCGATCATGCGTAACTCGGGCATGAATTGGCTCGCCAACCACTTCGAACCAGAGAAGGGTGGCGGTGGTCACTTCGAGCGCACGAACGAAAGCATGGGCAAGTTCCTTATGCCCCTTACGAGCATGATGAGAAAGCTGCCCGATAGTAAGGGCGCACTCGGGCGCTATTGGGATAATGGGCCACGTCAGATGATCGACGCAGCCCGAGGCTCTGCCGCCTCAGTCGTTGGCTTCTCTCCCCACCGCAGAACATCTCAGCCCAAAAGTAACATGGATATTGTCACAGCCCTGCGAGACAGCAAGGCAAAGAGGTTCCTCGGCGGCGAAGAACTAAAGGTTTACGATCACGTTCGCTCGTACCTGAGAAGTGCCGTCACAAGAATGCGGAAGGCTGGCATCGTTGTGGGCGACTTAAAGGAAAACTACTTCCCGCAAGTGTGGCGCAAAGACCTGATCCTCGCCAATCAGGACGACTTCACAAGACGCCTGACCGAGTACCTCGAGACCGAGCAGAAATCCACAGGCGGTGCCCCTCATCCAGATGGACACGCCCGTACGATTGCCGAGCGTATTGTCACGAAGCTAACTGACGAGGATGGTGTGCTGTCACAGCCAGCGCAGCAACTACGCAACGTCAACGGCGACGATCACATTGACTATCGACGCATGATCCGCCTCGATGAGTTCCCTGCGTTCCAAGACTTTAACCACCCCAACAGTCTCGCAGGGTATCTCGAGAATGACATTCTCGTCGCCATGACCAAATACTCGGACAACCTCGAGCACCGCCTTGATATGACCGAGGCATTCGGGGTGGGCGCACACGGGTATCACGACTACACTGCAATCGTGGGCTCACCGCCCAGCGCGAAAGCAACTATCGCAACCTTGCTCAGTTCGAACAAGATCATCCGAACAACCTACTCGCGCAATGGCGGTGACGGTCAGGGTGTGATGAACAAGACCTTCGACCACAATGTCTTTATGGCTCCATTCAAAGAGCAGTTCCCCGCGATGCAGAAAGCGGACGAGCTTATTAACATGGCGCGTCAAGGCAGCACGGCTCGTGACCTCGAAGAAAACATTATGCTGCAACTGGAAGCTGCCCTCCAAGGCACAGCGAATGCCCAGCAAATGCGGCAGAACTTTCAAAAGCGAGCGCGATCAATCGCCAATGCACTGTACGACACGCAGGGTTTAACCAAGCACACGAGCGCAGAGAATGTGCAACACGCGAGAGGCTTCTTTAATGCAGCTATGCGCCGCCCCATCGAGGGGATGCACGGCCTATACTCTATGCCCAACGCAAGTAAGTGGCTGCGCGGCATCAACGCGGTCACGCTCCTCACTTACACCACTCTCACGTCACTGCCTGACTTGGTTCTCCCACTGATCCGCACGGGCGATCTGAAATCATACACCCGAGCACTCAAGAACTATACTAAGCAAACGGACACGGGCGAGGCTTATCGTGAGATGATCCGCAATGTCGGTGCAGCTACCGAGAACGTGGTGCATCAACGGATGACGATGGCTCACGGTGTCGATCAAACCCAGTTCATGTCGGGCTTCTTTAACACCACTCTCTTAACTCCTTGGACTGACATGATGCGGGATGTGGGTGCGGCGGTTGCTTACGAGCACCTTAAAGCACAGGCTCGTATCGCTCGTGAAGTTCCGAACTCACGATCAGGACGCATAGCCAAACGCATCCTCGATCAGAACGGACTGAAAGGCTTGGAAGCTGACGACGACATTGATCTGATTATGGAGAGCCGAGGCTCTGCGAGCGAACATCCTCGCAGCAAAGAGGTATCGGCTTCGGTTATTAAATTGGTCAACCAGATGATCTTTACGCCCAACCCCAACGACCTTCCTCTTTGGGGTCAGACGCCACTTGGCGCGATGGTTATGCAGCTTAAATCGTTCCCGCTCTTGATGGGCCGCATGATCGGCGGCACATTCGGTGAGGCGTTCGCTGGTGAGGGTGTCGCCAATCGGACAGGGAACTTCGCCAAAGCGTTTGTCGGTGCCTCAGACAACCGCCTAGCGCCTCTCGCAGCCCTTCTGACAGCCGCTCCCGTGGCTGGTGCAGCGGCGGTCGCCCTCAAAGATAAGGTGCAGGGCCGAGGCGGTGAGGAGAACAGAGAACATGCGCTCCGCGACCGTCGATTAAGCAAGACTGTTTACACGGGGTTCGAGGACAACGAGAACCTTGACCGCGTGTTGGGTCAAACATTCGATGGGTTCATGGCGTCCGTTGGGTTTGGTCTGCTTGGCGACTTGATGTACGAGGTCGCAACGCAATCTGACAATGGCGCATACGGTCAGCGCAGAGTGATGGAAGCGGTGGCTGGCCCATCCACGGGCTTGTTCTTCGATGCTCTCACAGTGGCAGAGGCGATCCGCTCATATGCGGATGGTGACGAAGCCAACGGCATCAGACGCGCAGGCGTAAGAGAGGTAGTGAGCCGAGGCCCACTACCTAAGTCGGTGGTCGAAAATATTGTTGATGCTGCGGCGGGTAAAAAGGGCGCAGGCTCGGGCGGCGGCAGTGGCTACGGCAGCGGCTACGGCAGCGGCTACGGCAGCGGCTACTAACCCTCATCGGCCCAAGGCATGTCCTTGAGCGTGACGGTCACGCCCTCTTTCGCTCGAGCGTAAACGGAACCAGCTTGGGAACTTCTAAGCTGGTTCTTCATTTGCCGTATCTTCTCTTGTTTCTTGGCGTCATCATCTTTTGCCATTCTTAGCCCCCTCGATCCGCACCGCTTCCCAACCCACGGCGGCATAGCCGCAGATATCCACATACGTGTCGAACTTTGTGGGTGACGTAACCATCCTCGACAGCTTGACCGCCATCATAATCATGGTGACATGCTCTGGCCCCAGCTTCGCACCCTCGGCGAGTTGAGGCTTGAGCAATTCGTTAAGCATGTTTGCAATCGACATGAAGTTCTCGTGCGGTTCACCATACTCATTGTTGCGATCCTTGTTGATTATCAGCGAGGCTTCTTGCAGCGGCATGTCTCGTGACTTAACCATTCTTTCGCTCCCTCAATATCTCACACTCGAGTACGACTTGCTTGCACTTGAGTTCGATCAATCTGTCTCGCTCGTGACGCAGCTTGGTCTCGGCCCTGTGAACGTCATCCGTACTGGGTTCTTCCATTCCGTCGAGCCGCTCGTTAATACTTTCAATGTCAGCTTCTTTGCGTACCACGCGCTGCCTGACATCGGATAGTTGGTCATAGATATCCATGTTACACCTTTGGTTCTGGCGCGAATTGCTCGAACTTATCGCACGGCTCTCTCGCTTCTTTTCCAGATAATTTACAGTTCCATCCGCCGTTCTCGTTCGCAAAGCTGTGCGAGCAAAAGTTACAAGCGGGTTTGAGTTTGGTCGGGCTCCAACAGCTATCTACCTTGAAGCAAAACTTGCAGCGCCAATCTTCTTGCTTATCAGATACGCGAGTAGCTTGCCCGTCGAGCGCAGCCTGTATCTTGACGTACATGCCATCCCATTCTTCCTGATCGAACGCGACCAGTTCCGCATGGTACTTGCTCGTGTTCTTGCAATACGAAATGAAGAACGCTCGCTCGATCTGGAACATAGCCATCATCATAATCATCTGACGATAGTATTTCCGATGGCTCGCTTTGACGCCGACTGACACAAACTTCTTAAAGTTCGCATCGTTCATCGATTTGATCTCGAGAATGGCTGGGCCATCCCCGTCCTCGAAGTCGATCAGCCCGTCAGCATGACACACGACATGACCGTTGAGCCACTCGCGCCTATGCTGTCGGCCCGTAAAGTCATCCTTCTCCCACACGCGCACGTCAGCTTTCTTGATCAGGTCTTTAACCACCCAATCCTCAATGCGGTGCCCCGCAAAAAATATGCGCTTGAGCGTGGGGTCAGGTTCGCGATCAGGAAAGCCTCGCAATGACAGGGCGAGTTGCGCTATGCAATCCGTCCCTGCCATGCTTGCCCCAATGTACTGTCGGGCTTCTCCCCGATCTTCTCCCGCGTACCCCGCGTCTATTTGCTCGACTATTTTTTTTGCTATTGGCGATACAGGGTGCATGATCGTCTCCTAGAACGGAATTTCATCTTCTCCGATGTCACCCTCTTTTTCGCTCTCGGTGTCCTCGGGTACATTGAAATGATACTTCACTTTGGTTGATGTCTTGCCGTTATAAACTTCGTCCTTTGCGACGATGCCCACCTTTTTACCCACAAAGTACGAGGGGTGCGGCGTCTTCTTCGCGTCATGCCCAAGGCACGTAAGCAAGCTAACGATCTGCTCGAGACCAATGCGTGTCGCGGCCTCGCTGCCATCGTGGTATTTATAAATCCACTGGCGGATCACGCCATCATCGTTTTCGTATCCGAGCACAAGCTGGATTGTTTTTTTCTTCTCGTCCTTCTCGACTTCCGCGCTGGTGATGTTAACAACGTGACGACCCGCACCCAAGATGCTTTGACCGCCTCGCACTTCGACGCCTGATAAATCTGCGCCTTCAAATCCCATTTCACTGAATGACATTACTTCGATACTCCTTGCTGGTGTTTTTTGAATTGCGCTTCGGTCATGTAGACGCGGCGCAATAGTTCGGTGACATCATCGCACTCTTCAAATGCGGCGAGGCGTCTATGCGGGTCACGGGTCTTACCGTGCCATCCGTTGATCTGGTCGCAGACCAAATAACGCTTAACGTCTAGCTTACCATTGGCCTCGCTGGTCTTGCGGACGAGGCAAAATACGTGATCGTACAACGCTGGTATTAGCTTCTGCACTTTCTTTTGAACCAACATGGGCCAGTAGTTTGTGACACCATTGTCGTCGTTCTCTTCGCTTGCGAGTGCAGTGATCAGTACGTGCATATCCAAGTCACGCACCCACTTGAGAGCAGCGGTAATCTTGCGCTCGTACACGCCCCATTTCTCAAAGCCGTTCGCGTTATTGGCGAACTCGACTTCGACATCAGCGAAGCAACGCTGGCTTAATTCGGTCGCGCTATCGATTGCGATCCACTTATATTCCTGCTTGGCAAACTCGGGCGACATGACGTACGCACATAGATCCTTGAACGAATACTCGCCATCTTTCGTCGGGCGGTCGAACGAACTGAATGGCAGATAGTCAATCTCCATATCGCTGATGCTCGACAGGCCACTCTCTCCCGAGAGCACGAGACCTTTACCAAATGCTTTATGATACTTACCTATCATCGCAGTCTTACCTGCTCCATGATGACCGTAAAGCAGCGTCTTGGACGCGCCCGAAACCGAGCCATCGTTTGTTTTTAGCGGTGTGATTTTCATTTGCTAACCTTGATTGTTGGGAGCCCTAGTTTGATTGTGAGGGCGGGTGAGAGTTGCTGTCTTGTGTGTTCGTCGGCCTTGTCGAACTTGGCTTTCGAGACCGTGTACCCTGCTGTTACGCAGTCGGGCAGGTTGTCATTTAGTAATAGGTCGGACAGAACTT